AGGCACCGGGTACCTCGCCTTTCCGTCCTGGATGGGCGGCTTGATTATTCAGTGGGGATGGATCAATAGCGCCACCACAGATGTCATCACCACGCTTCCGGTGAGCTTCAACTCAAATTTCTTCCGGGTGATGGTTTGCAACGATTACACCGCATCCTCTGGATCAATCGGTTATATCGCGGCCAGCACCCGAAGCCTGTCCACCATTGTTTCCCGGGGCTCTAGTCCGTCTCTGGGCGCGCAGTACATCGCCATAGGCAAGTAGGTCGTTCATGAAAATTTATTGGAGCCCTTCGGTTCAGGGATTTTTTGATTCTCGTGTCAATTCGACGATTCCCAAAGACGCCGTCGAGATCTCGCCGTCTCACCGCAACGAGTTGATCGAAGGATGCAAGCGCAATCAGGTAATTGTGTGTCGCGCCAATGGCTTTCCCATTCTGGCCGATGCACCGACCGCTACGCCGGCAGAGTCCACGACCGCTGAACGCCAATGGCGGGATGCGCAATTGAGTGAAACAGATCCCCTGGTTGCACGTCACCGCGACGAGTTGGAAAACGCGCAAGGCACCACTTTGTCCGCCGAGCAATACACAGCGTTGCAGCAGTATCGCCGCGACCTGCGCAACTGGCCCTCATCGACGCAGTTTCCTGCCATTGCACAGCGCCCCATGCTGTCGGTCGCAGGTGAGGTCGTGGTGAAAAAGCCCCGGGCAAGGTCCAGAGCCAAACCGTGACGCTCATGACGCAAGCGTTCGGGAGTCGAGTCAGTCAATTATCCGAAAAGTGTGCCCAGCTCCGCACGGGCGAACGGCAAACTTGCCGATGAGCCTCCGCTGACCTGACGCCGAAGCCCACCGGCAGGAATCAAGCACCCAAGCCCACGTCACCGTGGGCTTTTTATTTTCAGAAAACAGACCGCCGCTGGCTCGTACTCGCGATCGCCACGACGCGGTTCATTTGTTATTTCAGAGGAACGAAAGACCTATGGATTATCCAAAAAGCGTCCCCAGCGTCGGCCTGGTCGATGGTCGCTTCGTCGATGAAAACCCTGTGGCTGGCACGCCGGGTTCGTTGATTCCGGCGGTGTGGGGCAACAGCGTGACTCAGGAAATTCTGAGTGTGATTAACGGTGGCGGGTTGGTGGCTGCTGAAGCCGATACCGGTCAGTTGTACAAGGCGATTCAGTCGATTATCGGCAGAGCCAGCCCGATGCGTTCAGTCATCACCCGATTGTCCGCGTCGAAAACCCTGACCGAGGCCGAGCTCGGCCTGGTGCTGATCGACGGCAGCCCGGGGGCTGTGACCGTGCTGCTGCCACCGGCCAACGCCGCACTCGGTGTGCGCGACGTGATTGTCCGGCGGGTGGACAACAGCGGCAATCGCATGGTCATCCAGGCGTCCGGTACTGACGGGATTCGTTTTCACACTCACCTTTCGGCCAGCGGTTATCCGTTCTTCGTATTGATGGGCGGCGGTGACTGGTGGCACCTGCGCAGTGATGGGGCGGGGAGTTGGTGGCCGGTCGGGCGCTTTGACAATACCCCGCTGGGACGGCCGTTTTTCGAGACGACCCTGATGCTCAGTCCCGGCGGGTACGGTGCATTGAATGGCACCGTGATGAAACGCGCGGAATGGCCGTGGCTGTGGGATCACGCCCAGCAATCGGGAATGCTGGGGACTGAAGCCTTACGCGTAGGCTCCGAGGGAAAATGGACCACGGGTGATGGTGCGACGACCTTTCGTGGCCCCGAAGGGCGAGGCGAATTCCTGCGGGTTCTGGATGAAGGTCGTGGTGTTGATGCCGGGCGGGCGATGGGTACTTTTCAGACTGGATCGACGCATTCCTATGCGCAAGGTGCCAATGGCGCAGGCGCTGTGGGCGCGTACTGGTCAGATAGCCTGACCAGTTTTGGCGCGGATACCCGAGAAGAACCGCAATACGTTACAGGGCTGGTCAATGGCGGCCCGATCTTTCCGGTCAACACCACCTACCAGAGGGATACCGCAGCAGTTTTGCTCTACGCCTTCAAATCCCGCCCGCGCAACATCGCCTATCCCGGCCGCATCAAACTCATCTGAGGCACTTTATGTTCAATTATCTATTTGATGGCTCGGGCGCTCTGTCCGGGCCTGTCGAGTTCATTGTCACGCCGGGCATTGGCATCCAGTTACCCGGTAATGCTGTTGAGCTGGCGTACGAGTTGCCTGAGCCGGAAACCGGTCGTAGCTGGGCACTGATCAACGGTGTACCGCGTGAAGTGATCGACCGCCGTGGCATGGTTTATCGCAAGGACGGCGGCGCGCAACAGATATGGACCGAGCTGGGTGAGTTGCCGGACACCCTGACCGCGCAACCATGGCCAGGTGAATTCCACATCTGGCGCGACAACGCCTGGGTGCTGGATGAGCAGGCGCGTTTGGCCAGTGTCAGGCAGCAATTTCTTGGCCAGCGCGACGCACTGCTGCGCGACGCCGTCCTGCGCATCGCGCCGCTGCAATACGCCGAGGATATCGGCGATGCCGATCATGACGAACAACTGCTGCTGATCGAATGGAAGCTTTACAGCGTGGAGCTGAACCGCATCGAAAAGCAGGCCGGCTTTCCCGATGAAATCACCTGGCCGGTCGTTCCCGGCGCAGCCGTAGCCAACTGATTCAGCACAGGGAGCAGTGCAATGGATTATCCAAAAAGTATTCCCGGCGTTGGCCTGGTCAACGGCAGCTTCGTTGATGAAAACCCGATCGCCGGATCACCGGGATCATTGATACCGGCCGCGTGGGGTAACAGTGTCACGCAGGAAATTCTCAACGCGATCAAGGCTGCCGGGCTGACGCCTGACGAAGCCAGAACCGACCAATTGGCAACGGCCATCGGTGCGCTGGTCGACTTCACCAAACTGAAAAACACCCCGACCACGCTGGCCGGTTACGGCATCACCGATGCGGTGGGGCGGTTGTTGGCGGTGCGGCAGATCGAGACGGTCGGGATCACGGTTTACAAGCCCAATCCCAGGGCCAAACGGATTCGCGTGCGGTTGGTGGGGGCGGGTGGTTCGGGTGGAGGTTGTGCGCCTGTTGCCGCCGGTAATTTGCGTATTGGCGGAGGAGGTGGTTCGGGTGCCTATGCCGAAAGCCTGTATGACGTGACACCTCAAATGCTTGCCGGCGTGCCTGTTTCTTTGGGTGCGGGTGGTGCAATCAGCCCCACGATGGGGTTGGGCGGCGGAGGGGCCTCCTTCGGCTCATACATGAGCGTGGGAGGCGGGGGCGGTGCACAGATCCTGAACATTGATACGTCAACCTCTGCCTCAGGGTACGTCCAAGGCGGCCTCGGAGGCCAAGACGCGGTGGGCGGCAATCTTGCCAACGCACGTGGCAACACCGGCGGCTACGCAATGTTCAACGGCAATTGGGGAGTGCTCTCCGGTGGTGGAGCCGCAAGCCCGTTCGACGGCGGCGCCCCGTACAAGGGCGTAAACAACCCTGGTGTTGCGGGTATTCGAGGCTCAGGAGGCAGTGGCTCCTGTTCGTCGCATCCTACGAATTCTTTCGCTGGTGGTGCTGGCGGCAACGCCTTCTGTGAAATCTGGGAGTACGAATAATGGCTCGTTATGCACGAGTAGAAAACGGTGTCGCGGTCGAATTGATCGACACCGGTGACTACGCGATCACCCAACTGTTTGCCCCCGCTTTCGTCGAGTCGATGGTGCAAGTGCCAGAGGGCATGCAGATCGAAATCGGCGCACCTGTCCCCGAACTGCGCGAGGAGATTGCGCCGATGCCGGTGATGGAAAGTCCGGTCGTTATCTCTGACGTCGTCGTAGGGGAGCAAGACCCCCTGGCGGCAGCACGCGCCTGGCGCAAGTCCAGCCTGTCGGCCACCGAATGGTGGGTGACGCGGCATCGCGATGAGCAAGAGCTGGGGCGCGGAACGACGCTCAAGGCTGGACAGTATCTGGAGTTGCTTGAGTACCGCCAGGCGTTGCGCGATTGGCCGGATTCGAGTCATTTCCCGGCATTTGCTTTCCGCCCGTCAGTGCCGGAATGGCTGGGGGGCGTACATGTCTGAGGCCATGTTTCATGTTTTCAAACAGGGAGAAGAGTGATGGATTACCCAAAAAACATTCCCAGCGCAGGTTTAGTGAACGGCAGGTTTGTAGATGAAAACCCTCTCACCGGAACCCCGGGTTCATTGATTCCGGCGAGCTGGGGAAACGGCGTTACTCAAGAGATTCTTGAAGTCATCAAAAGTGCGGGCGCAGCCGCCGATGAAAGTGATAACACTCAGCTCAAAGCGGCAATCGATACGCTGATCTCGAAGAAACAAAGCGACACTCTGGCCAGTCAGGAAGAGGCAGAGGCGGGCGCCAGCAATACGCGGTTGATGACGCCGCTACGAGTGTTTCAATCCATAGCGAAAAAGATGCAACAGGCGACAGAGTCTCTGATGGGGATTGCAAAGCTTGCTTCTCAGGCAGAGGTCAACGCCGGTGTCAGTGATACCTCTGTCGTGACCCCTAAAAAACTCAGGCTCGGATTCATGGTGAGACTGGGAGCATCCGGTTATATCGTATTCCCCTCGTGGATGGGCGGGGTGATTATCCAGTGGATCACCGGAGGCGCGAGCCAGGCGGGCAACAATGGTTATGGTGATCTGAATCTATGGCCGCTGGTCTTTCCCAATGCACTATTTCTTGCCGTCGCGACCCATGAGGGCACGGCATCCGGAACCCAGCTGATCTGGAACAATAACGCGACCGTGAGTCGCCAGGCAGGCATCAATGTTCGTTGTCCTGAATGGCCGTCAGGCTCCATTTCCGCTCGGGTCATCGGAATAGGGTATTGAGCATGTATTACTTTTCTCCGAAAACTTCCGGCTTTTATCACGCCGATCTGCATGGCGCCAATATCCCTGCGGACGCGTTCGAATTGAGCGAGGGCGAGTATTGCGCGCTGGTCTCGAACGCTCCAAAGGGAACCGTTCTTTCCCTGACCGTCAGCGGGCGCCCTGAACGGGTGCTAATGGCAGAGCAAACCCCCGATGTCATGGAGCGGACTTGGCGAGACAAGGTATTGGATCGTACCCAGTGGCTGGTTCTTCGCGATGCCGAAGAACTGGAAATGGGCGAGGGCACAACCCTGCGTACCGAGGAGTTCAAACAACTGCTGGCCTATCGGCAGGCGCTGCGCGACTGGCCCAACAATCCAGACTTCCCGGATGCCCGTTCGCGTCCGATTGAGCCAGACTGGCTGGAAGGCTTGCTGCGGGCAAACGGCTGAGGAATCAATATGGATTATCCAAAAAGCGTTCCCAGCGTCGGGCTGGTGAACGGCAAGTTCGTCAATGAAGACGCCGTCGCTGGCCTGCCCGGATCGCTGATCCCGGCAACCTGGGGCAACAGCGTTACCGATGAACTGTTGAATGTCGTCAAATCTGCAGGTCTTGAACCCAGCGAAACCGATGCCACACAACTGTTGCAGGCGCTGAAAAAAATCAGTCAGGCCGGTGAAGACAAGCATGCGACTGATATCGGTGCGACCAATCTGTACATGGCCAACTACCTGCCCGCCATCACTACGTTGAAGGACGGTCTGGCGCTGCGCTTCACCGCTGGCAACGCCAACACCGGGGCGAGTACGTTTGCTCCGAATGGCTTGCTGCCCAAGCCGCTGGTGAGCCTGGCGCTGAGTGCGTTGCGGCCTGCCGAGATTGTCGCCGGCAGTGTGTGTTCGGTGGTGTACAGCGCGGCGCTGGACAGTTGGGTACTGGTGTATGCCAGCGGTGCTGGTGCGGCGAGTGGACGGTTATTGGGAGTGAAGACGTTTACCTCGTCTGGCACTTATGTGCCGACGGTGGGGATGAAGAATGTGTTGGTGAAAATTGTCGGCGGAGGTGGCGGGAGTGCAGGGATTGCCGCGACGAATGCCAGTCAGATCACCGTCTCGGGAGGTGGCGCTTCAGGCAGTTATGCCGAGGCCTGGATCCCTTCCTCAAGTGTTGGCGCTAGCCAGATCGTGACAGTGGGCGCAGCAGGTGCTGGGGGAGTAACAGGTGGTAATGCCGGGCCCGGTGGAACGAGTTCAATCGGATCCTTGGTCTCCGCACCAGGTGGTGGCGGCGCACCAAACGTCGGTGTGATTGGACTCGCTGATTTTGGCTTGTTTGTCGGTGGTTTCCCCAGCACTGCGGCCACTGGCGCAAATATTGTCAGCAGCGCAGGGGCTGCGGGCAGTCCCGGAATCAGCGTCAACGGTTCGATTCTTGCCGGGCATGGAGCGCTTTCGCCCTTGGGCGCGGGCGGATTTGGCAGCAGCGTTGCGGCAGCTGTGGCTGCACCCGGCTCGGGTTATGGTTCCGGCGCGGGCGGCATCGCCAATGCTATGAATCAACCGGGCAGACCCGGCGCCACCGGAGCCCGTGGCGTTGTGATCATCTACGAGTACGCCTGATGAAAACCTACGCACGCATCGTCAACAACACTGTGGCCGAACTGTTCTCGACTGACGGCAACATGGCCGAGATGTTTCACCCGGATCTGATCTGGGTCGATATCACCGACATTACTCCGCTACCGCAAATTGACTGGAGCGCCAACTTCGGCACCCTCGGCTGGGTGTTCACAGCCCCCGAAGTCGCGGCACCGAACAACACCCTGACAACTCTGGCAAAAAAATGGCTGGGGGGCGTTGTCCGCCATCCATGATTCAATCGGAGCATCCAGGGAGGATTACGCATCATGCAAATCACTGAAGACAACCTTAAAACCATCATGCCCAACGCCCGCTCCCAAGCGGGCGTTTTTGTTTCTGCACTGAATAACGCAATGACTCGCCGCCATATCGACTCGCCAAAACGCATCGCCGCGTTTCTCGCGCAAATCGGCCACGAGTCGGGGCAGTTGCAGTACGTGCGCGAACTGGGCAACAACCAGTACCTGAGCAAATACGACACCGGCACGCTGGCCTTGCGTCTGGGGAACACGCCCGAGGCCGACGGCGACGGGCAGAAGTACCGGGGTCGCGGGCTGATCCAGATCACCGGGCGCAGCAACTATCGCCAGTGCAGCCTCGGCCTGTTCGGCGATGAGCGTCTGCTGTCCTTGCCTGAATTGCTTGAGCAACCGCAATGGGCAGCGGAATCGGCGGCATGGTTCTGGGAACAGAACGGCCTGAACGATCTGGCCGACCGCGACCAGTTCAACAGCATCACCCGGCGGATCAACGGCGGGTTGAATGGCCTGCAGGATCGGCTCGACATCTGGGCGCGGGCGAGGGCGGTGCTATGTCCATCTCCTGGCGCCTGATCGGCATTTTGCTGCTGGCTGCGGTGGCCGCTGCGCTGGCCTGGCAGTTTCAGGACTGGCGCTACGGTCGACAACTCGCGGAGCAGGCGCGGTTAAACGCCGACACCCTCAATCAGCTGAATGTGGCCGCAGCCACCGCGCAGCAGATCGAGCAGGATAAACGTCTGGCCCTTGAGCAACGCCTGGCGGCCAGTGAACAAACCCACTATCGAGCCATGAGCGATGCCCAACGTGATCAAGATCGCCTGCGCGATCGTCTTGCCACTGCTGATCTGCGCCTGTCAGTCCTCATCGACGCCGGCGACGCTGCCCAAGGCTGCGGGGTGCCAGCCACCGCCGGCCCCGGCGGCGTGGATCATGCAGCCGTACGCGCCCGACTTGACCCGGCGCATGCTCAACGAATTATCGCCATCACCGACGCCGGCGACCGCGGACTGATTGCCCTGCAGGCCTGTCAGGCCTATGTCAGAGCGCTGGCGCCCGAACATTTTGAATGAGTCTGTGTATTGAAAGCGCAACCGGGTCGTGTACGGTGGTAGTCATTCCACCCGATCCGGAGCGCACCGTGAAAGAGATCACTCAACTGGCTGCCGAGCTTGGCCGACGTTTGCAGTTGCTCAACGCCCACGTCACCACCGCCGAGTCGTGTACCGGTGGCGGGATTGCTGAGGCGATCACGCGGATTCCCGGGAGTTCGGCGTGGTTCGAGGCCGGGTACGTGACCTACTCCAACCGGCAGAAGACCCGGCAACTGAATGTGCCCGCCGACTTGTTCGGTACGGTGGGTGCGGTCAGTCGCGAAGTCGTCGAGTCGATGGTGCGTGGTGCGCAGAAGCACAGCCTGGCGCGGTTTGCCGTCGCCGTCAGCGGCGTGGCCGGGCCCGATGGCGGTACACCGAACAAGCCGGTGGGCACGGTGTGGCTGGCGTGGGGCGTGGGCGATGCGATTTCCAGCGAGGTTCAGCACTTCCCCGGCGGCCGCGACGAAGTGCGCCGACAAACGGTGAAGGCCGCGCTAGAGGGGCTGTTGCGACTAGCGGCACGAGAAATCGAAAATCAGGGGTAGGCGATCCGCGAACGCTGTGGAATAATACTGGCTACTTATACAGGTGTTGGCCGTCA